CTTGAAGATCTTTATCAGGAACTGATTTTTCAATTGTACTAAATAGGATCTTTGCAAGAGGTGCAACAGCTCCTAACATTTGAATCATGGTTTAGTACCACTTCGCTGATCTTTTTTTCTCTGGAAGCATTCTTCTTTGTCCGCCCACTGGCTCTACTTGTGTTTCTTGTGGATTAGAAACTTCTACATCAATTCCACCTTTTAAAGTTCCATCTGAATGTGTAAATTTTGCAAAGTCAACTTGATTTCCAAACTCTGATCTTGAAGATGAATTTTTAATAACAGCTCCGCCTTTCATCATTGGTTTTCTAGACTGACCTGCTTCTGACAATGCAATTGCAATTGCTTGTTTTGGATTTTTTACTTTTTTAGAAGACTTACCAATATTAAGTTCGCCTTTTTTAAACTCTCTCATAACTTTACTAATTTTTTTTTGACCGTTTTTCATATTACATTCCTCTTATTTTCATTTGTTGGACGCCTTGTTTTGCAAGACTTACTCCGGCACGTAGTTTAGCTAATTCTTCAGTTTGTTCAAGCTTATTTTCTTCATTTGTTTGGTTCATCATAGCTTTTAGCTTGTCTAAATTAAGTCTTTGTTCAGCTTCTTTGCGTTTTTGCTCATTTTCCATAGCTTTTAAGTCAACTTCACGTGATTTTAACTTTAAAAGTGGGTCAGAATCAAACTGTCCAATCAATTTATTCTCTTCATCAGCATAATCTTTAGTCATTTCAGCTACTAATTGAGCTTTTCTTGACTCAATTTGAATAGTTATGCTCTGAAGTTGTTGCGCGGCTTGTGGATTCATTTGCATTTGTTGTTGTAACATAGGTATTTGTTGTAATTCTTGTACAAATTCAATTTGAACCTGCTCTTGAGCCATAATTGAAATGTGTTCAAGTATATTTTTTTGAATAGACATCACAACTGCTGGATTATTTTTAACCATATTCAATTGCATAAAGTTTAAATGAGCTTCAACATGTGCTTTATGGTCTTGTCCCGGAAATGCTTGATAAGGTTGACCTGCCATTGCAGTAATATGTTCCAAACTTGGATCCATTGGCATTGGTTGTTTTGGTGATGGAAGAATTAAATCTATATTTTTAACTCCAATCGCTTCATACATTGATCTGTATGCTTGATAAATATCATGTATCTGTGGATTAGATTGAGCAAGTTGTAATTGTGTTTGTGCTAAATTAATTCTTTGTGATTGTGAAAATATATTTGGATCTGCAACTGGTAAAATATCAATTTTTTCATCAAAATCTGTAGCTTTAATTTGTCTTTGTCCACCAACAACATCATATGGATAAACTGGTGGTAAATAAGTTGCAAATACATTTGCTAATAATTCAAATTCATTTTTAAGTGCACCATAAATTCTTTTATGGATTGCTGACATCACACGTGAACCTCTTTCAAGTAATGCCATTGTTGTACCAACAGCAGCTTGTTGATTCATATCTCCAACTTGTGCATCGGCAATACTTGCAAATCTTTGTCCTGCATCTACTACAATACCCATCAATTGTAATAATACTTGGTCAGGTCCTTTGAATGGTAATGGCATAAATGCATCTCTTAAATTTCCTCCAGGTGCATCTACATCTCTAAATTCTCCAGGTTGTAATGGTTGTGCATCGTCTCTTACTCTAATACCACGCATTTTAAACCCGGATGGTAAATTAGCTAAAGTTCCTGCATCTAATAATTGTCTTAAAGCTGATGTTGCAGTTCTAGATAAACCACCAATCATGTGAATTAATCCAAAACCATAGAATCCTAAACCTGGTAAAAATTTAAAGTGTACAAAGTAATTTGTTCTGTTTTTTAATGGATCATCTGATTTATAATTACGTCTAATAGATAAAACTTCTCTTGATGATTCTTCAATAGTTACAACATATGGAAGTTTAATTCCTGTGGGCTCACCAGTTTGAGGATCTTTATCTTCAAAACCTTCTATATCTAAATTAACATGACATTCTAATAATGTATAAATGTCTTCTTGTTTTTCAACTCGAATACCTTCTAATTCTCTTTGCTTACTTTTAATTTCATCTTCTTTTAATGGTGGTTGTCCAAGTTCTACATCTCTGTAGAAACCATTAACTTGTTGTTTACGTAAATCATTTTCAGAAATTTTAATTACATGAATAACAGCTTCTGCATCTTCTAGTGAAGTTGCTGAATAAGGAACAATTAAATCTTCTGCTGGAATAAATTTAGATACTGCTCTACCAAGCATTGCATCATAGTAAACTTTTTTAAATGTAGATCCTGATAATGGTAAATAAAATAACATCTGATCAAATTCAGGTTCATACTCTTTCATGACATTCATAATTTGATAGTTCATGAATTCTTTAACTCGCATTGCTTGATCTTCTTTATTGCGATCTGTTAAACCTAAAATCTGTGTTCGCACGGGCCCGTCCGCGGGAAGCAATTCTTTGTAAGCTTGTGCTTGAAACTGTGTTACTGATTCTGCAAGAACAGGATGTGTAACTCCTGATGCACCTTTAAATGGTTCTGTTCGTCTTTCATATTTAAATCCTAATAAATCTAAACCATTAGTATACGCCATCTCCCAATCTTGGCGCGATGATCTATAGTCATTATATTTTTCATCTAATTCAGATCCAATGTCTGTTAAAATACTTTCATCTAAAAATTCTGCAAGGTTTGCGTAATGATCTTCTCCTCCTGGAATAGATGCAACACTTGGATCAAAAGAAATTTCTGCACCACCATCTTCACTCATGTTAATTTCAACAGGAGATTCTGTAGGTTGTAGTATTTCTTCTTGAATAGTTTGTTCTATTTCAGTTTGACCTGGAATTTCAATAGTCGTTTTTGTATTGGGTAATGCCTTATCAATTTCTGCCATGATTAACTATACCTTCTTCTAAATAATGTTTCAACACCTTGTGAATCTGGACCCATAGCAGGTGGAACTGTTTTTGTCAATCCACCATTTGCAAAACTAGCTATACCACCATCTGCAAAATCTGGTTCAGGATAATAATCAGGTTCTGGATATCTATTTGATATATCATCATACGGATTATCTTGTACAAAGTTTCTAGCTTTTTCTCTTTGTTGAATTTTTTTTGGATCTACTTTTTTTCCAGTTGCAATTTTTTCAATTTTTTCAATATCACTTATCGCGTCATTAATAGACATGTTTTCATAATCTATTTCAAAATCAGCACCTTCAGGATCATAAACTGGTCTTGGTCTATTTTCTAATACAGTAAATTCACCTGGTTCTTTTATTAATTTTCCTGTTGCTACATCTATATCTGATTTTGGAGGAGTGTAATTTAATTCGAATGGAGTATCAAAAGCACCACCATAAACATCTGCTTCAACTTTAATTGAACCATCTGGAAATTTACTCATTGTAATGATGTCTGGTTTTACATCTCCTGAAGGAATTTCTAATTTTTTAACAGTAACCATTTCTTCAACTCTTGAAGCTTTAGGAGATACATCAACTCCTTCTTTCATAATTTTATTTACAAGTGGTGTAAACCATTCAGGCATACCTTCAACTTTAGGTAATACTTTCCCAGCAGCTTTTATAGATTTAATTCCTGTACCTTTAATTGCTTTTCCCAAAGCAGGTAATGCAGCAACTCCACCTAATAATTTTAATAAAGTTCTACGGTCCATTATTCAGATTCCTTGTTAGATAGATAATCATATAGACTATATGCTGAAGATGCAATAAGTCCTGGTATTCCTAAAAATCTAGAAGCTCCAGCAATAACTTTTGGACTTAAACCTAATCTTAATGCGGCACTTAATTTACCTGGAACAGCTTCACCAACATTTTTTAATGAACCAAAGTCTTTTGCAAATCCTAAAATTCCAGGAGCTCTTGCTGCAGCAGGTGCTGCAATTGTTCCAGCTCTTTTTCCTAAAGTTTCCATTGTTGCAAGTCCTAAATAATTAAAAGGATCAGTTACTATATCTTTCGTAGTTGTTTCTTCATCTAATATTTGCGGTGCTGTAAATGCAGCTGTAGCAAGTGGACTTCCTAATCTATAAAATCCTTTTGCAAGAGTTCCAGTTATAGGAGATTTACCAATTGCTTTTCTTTCCTCAATTGTTTTTTTAACATCAGGTAATCCAAGAGCAACAGTTGCTCCTCCAATCGTTGCACCTACTTGACCAACCATCTTACCTACTTCTGCTACTTCTTCTGGTATTTCATTATCCGCGATCCAATATAAAACATCCGATTGAGATGCTTTTACGTTTGGATCATCTTGTTTAACAAATCCTGCATAGGAATCATATTTAATTTGTTCAGCTAGTTTAGGTTCTGGTACTTGACCTTCTACTACTTGATCTTGCATCGCGGTTTGCGTGTCTTGAACAGAAGATGGAACTTTTGCTTCAGCGGCACTTGGACTTAAAGCTTGATATCCTAAATATGCAGCAGCAGGAACACCAAAAACTCTTGGAGCTTTTTGTGCTAAAGCTTTTAATACTCGAGTATTACCTTTTTGACTTTGTAAATAAGGTCTAATTTCATCTACTGTTTTTACATCTGTTGGAA